AGCAAGGCGGTGGCAAAATGAATGACCTAATCACACAGCCAAAGATCAATGGCGTTGCAATTGAAATTGTTGCTGAAGCAGAGCAAATGAAGATTGAGGCGTTGATGTCTTCTAAGGGCATTGGATCAGTCACAGATGGCTTTGAAGCCACAATTGCAGCCAAAGCACAGTCAGCATTGCGCAACCTAATCAAAGGCATTGAGGAATCAAGGAAGGTGGCTAAATCACCAGTTCTTGATATTGGACGGGAAATTGATGGCATTGCCAAAGATTACATTGACGAAGTTAAAGATGAAGAACTGCGCATTGCTAAATTGCTTGGAGCATTCCAGAAGGTGGAACGTGACAAAAAGATTGAAGCAGAACGCCAAGCCAGAGTTGAAGAACAAAAGATTCTGGTGGAAGCAACGCAAGACGCATTGGAGACAGGGCAAGACATCCAGCAACTTGACCAATCCGCACAGCATAAGATTGTGGCATTGAGACAAGAAGCGGCCGCAAAGCATCAAGCGGTGGCAGGTGTTAAGGTTCGCACAACAACCAAGTATGAAATTGTAGATGAAGCGGAAACGCTCAAAGCAAGACCAGACTTGTTCAGCTTGGATGATAAGAAAATCCGCGCTGCACTAAAACTCACAACAACAATTCCCGGACTCAAAGTTTGGGATGAATCAAAATCATATTAACGAGGACAAAAAATAATGGCTAAATATATAGCAACAGACGAAGACGTAAATTCAACCGGTGGCAGTTACATCACAGAAGCTGGCACATATGAATTTAAAACCACAAACGTAATTCATAAGGTAAATCAGCGCGATGGCACAGATTTATTTGAATGCACATATGCAACAAAGGATGGCGCAACCATGCGCAAAACATTCTTTTGGGGCGATCTGAGCAAAACACCATCTGAATACAAAGCGCGAACATTGATCTTCATGTATTTAAAAGCATGCGGTGTTCACATATTCCGCGATCAATTAGATACAGAAGATGCAGCTGGATTTTATGAAATCGTAAAAGATAAAAAATTCACAGCCAAGGTCGATATGAAACCAGACCAAAACGATCCAAACAAATCATGGGCTGAAATTGGTTTCAGCGGTTTTGTTTTTGATCAGAACCATGTGCTGTATAAAGAAGGCACATCACCAGTTGCAGATGATGATCAAGTCATAGAAAATCCTTGGTAATTAAATGCAACAAAGAGAATACCAGCAAAAGGCAATTGCGTTTTTAACGCGGTCAAAGCGTGGTATTATTCAAGCACCGGCTGGAGCAGGTAAGACGCATATTGCGGCATCTGCTCTGGCCGTTTGTTTGTATAAAAGGGAAGGTGTTGCCAATGTGGAAATCATGGTGAACACCATTGAGCAGGTTGATCAAATGCAGACGGCATGTGATCGGTTTGAAATCATAAATGAAAAAGCCAATTTGCAAATCTACTGCGCGGCAGGTGCGCCAACGGGAACATATCCAGATTTGCTTATTGTTGATGAATGCCATAGGGCAGGCGCACCAGGTTGGGCTTACAAGATCAAGCAATGCCAATCTGCCATTTGGGGATTGTCAGCAACGCCATTCAGCGCAGATGAAGAACGCAACGCATGCGTCAGCAAATTGTTTGATGACAACGTGCATACCATTGACCGCGCTGATCTGGTTGATCATGGGCATCTGGCAAAGGCAAAGGTTGTTTGGCATGACGTTCCAAATGGTGACGCAGCAAATGCGATTGAAAAATACTCAAAAGAATTGATTCAAAACAGGCGCAATAAAATGCCTTGGATGTTTAGAACTGATGATGGCAGTCAAAAACAAATCAACCAATGCAAATGGCAAGCGGCACAAAGGTTGGGAATTTGGGAAAACGAAAACCGCGATGCACACATTGCATTGATTGCCAAACAAAACATTGAGGCAGGCAACCACACCATTGTGTTGATTGGGTCAATTGATCATGGCAAACGCTTGGCTGATGCAATAGAAGAATCTGAAATGGTGCATAGTAAGATGGGCGCAAAGAAGCGCAGGGATGTCATTGCACGATTTAGGGAAGGCAGTTTGCGATGCATGATTGGCACATCAGCCATTGAAGAAGGATTTGATGCACCAGTTGCTAATGTGATCATTATGGCAGGCTGTGGGCGTTCTGAACGTAAAACGATACAATCCACAGGCAGAGTGCTGCGACCGGTTGTAGGCAAACTGTGTGGCATTATCCATGACTTCCGCGATGGCTGCCATCCAATGTTGCAACGCCAAAGCCGTTCAAGATGGCGCATCTACAAGCAATTGAATTATCGCCAATGATGTATTGACATGGGTGCTTGGCCCAGCATTGTCATTTGTATGGCATGCCTGCCATATACAAAAAACCAATAATAATAATATGAAACTAAAAACAGCACTTAACAAAAGTAAGCAAGTTCTTGTTCTTATTCAATTGAATATCACAGACACAGCGCAACTCAAAATAAGCAAGGCGCAAGCACTTACAATTCTTGAAGGCTACCTGGACTTAAAAGATGAATTTCAAGATGGACGCTTTGAAGACAATAACATCATTGCCGAATACGAGCCAAAGTTGGGAACGCTTTGGATAGGATAACCTTAACCCTTCAACCCTTTTGGCCGCCTTGTCACATGACTCGCGCGGCCTTTGGAGTGCCAACACTTGGCGTTAATAATAACTAATAATAATAATATGAATATAGCAGAACTCAAAAACCTAATTACTGATTCAAATGGCAAAATGTATTGCAAATTTAACCGGGTCAAATTCCTGCAAAATTGGCGCAAAACAATAGCGCAGAATGATGACACATTAGCTGTTAAACAGCGTTGGCATCAACTGCTGGTAGCTAATACGCGCAACAGCATGGTTGGCATTATTGTGCATAACCAATGCCATGTAGATCATGTTAATTGGTCGCATACCATAATTACTGATGCTAGCATTTTAAAGCTTCAGCGCATGATGGATGATTATGACGTAGAGGTTAGCCGCACATTTGAAATTGTTACACCAGATGCTGCTGATGCGCATGATGGTTATGAGCGCGATTTAATTATGGAAGCGCATGAAGATGGTCATGCAAACGTTGTTTACGCTTAACCTTAACCCAGAGATTATAATAATATGAATAATAAAGCACAACCTTACTGCCAGTTGCAGACCATGTCTAACTTGCTAATGCAAATTAAAGGCGCAAGGCCAGTTACCTTGCATGATTACGATCCTTCTTTTCATGGCGTTGGCATACAAGTTGATGGCATGGATTATCTAACTATCTTGTTTGAGCGCAATGGCCTTGATGGGGTCAGATATGACGTTGATGGATATAGGGGTGGCCGCACTTGGCGCAGAACTAATTGCGTCATTAATGGTTACAAAGATGGCCAACCCAATTATGAGTTCTTGCAGCGCACAGAAGATGAATTTTGTGCTGAAGTTGTAAAAGAGGTTAATGAAACACGCATCAACTGCGCATAACACCAACCCAATAATAATAATAATATGAAAAACCTAATAATGCTACTCTGCGCGATCACTTGCGCCAATGTCACCTATTCAGCAACTGATGCTGAAATCGTTGCTGCCACAATTATCTTGGAAGCTGGAGGCGAATATTCGCCAAACGCTTTGCGAGCCGTCAATGAAGTTATACAGAACCGCGCCATCAAAAGGCGCATTGCACCATCTGAAGTGTGCTTACAGCGGTTGCAGTTCTCTTGTTGGAACAACCAAGCCAAGCGGCCTGCATTGCTTGCTAAGGCACAACGCCATCCAAGATACAGCCAAGCGTTGCAAATCGCTTTATCTGCGCCAACCAATTACACTAATGGTGCTGATCATTACCATGCGGATTATTGCAACCCGTATTGGGCAAAGAGCATGACAGTCACAGTCAAAATCGGCAGGCATATTTTTTACAAATAGGCATCCGTAATTTACTTTTTAACAGTTTAATATCACTATTATGAAACAGCTAAACATGTTCAATGCTCCAGAAGCAGACTCCGGCGGCCATTATACTAAAAAAATAAAAGCTCCAGTTTACGAACCTAAGAATCAGCAGCCGCATCTGTTAGAATGTTTTGACAGGGCGAAGGCTTCAAAGTTAATTTCAGAGATAGAATCTAGCCTTGTAACCGATGAAGAAAAAAGGTTTTTGCGAGAGGCTGCCACAAGGCATATCGTTTTTAATTATGAACGAATTGCAGATTACTACTCACATGCATCTTTTGAGATGCAGTCTTTAATGGAGCAAAGCGCATTAGTCATTATTGATTTTGATAAGGCGATTGAGCTAGGTTATGTTAAAGTCTGCAAGGAGATTGAAGAACAGTATAGGGAGGAATACACACAGCAATGAGAAACGATTTTGCAGTTTTTATTCTTACACATGGACGGCCAAATAATGTTTTAACAAAGAAAACTTTAGACCGATGCGGATATGATGGAAGGATTGTTTACATTGTAGATAACGAAGATTCTACTGCTGAAGAATATTGCGACAACTTTGGCAAGAACAACGTGTATATTTTTGATAAGAAGTTAGCGGCAGATCGAATTGATGAAGCCAACAACTTCGATAATCGTAATGTAATCGTTCATGCCAGAAATGTTTGCTTTGATTTAGCTAGAAAAATGGGCATTAATTACTTCGTTCAATTAGATGATGACTATTATGAACTGACTTATAAATTCGCCAACAGCAAAGGTCTTTTGCTTTCTAAGAATATAAACAAAATCTTTTGCAGCATGTTGTCTTTTCTTGATAAGTCTAATGCAGCAGCTATTGCATTCTCGCAATGCGGAGACTTCATAGGAGGCGTAGATAATGGGAAAGGGTCATATAGATTTAATAAGCGAAAATGCATGAACTCTTTTTTCTGTAAGACAGAAAGACCTTTTGAGTTTGTTGGATCAATTAATGAAGACGTAAATACATACACTACTTTAGCATCAAGAGGGGTTTTGTTTCTTACAGTTCCCGTGTTCGCTATAAATCAAAAATGCAGCCAAAAGCAAAATGGAGGTATGACAGACATTTACAGGGCAAATGGGACATACGTTAAATCATTTACTACTGTTTTGATGCAGCCATCTAGCGTTAAGGTTTCTTTAATGAATGCAAACCACAAGCGGCTGCATCACTCAATTTCATGGAAAAACGTAACTCCACAAATTATATCAGAATCACACAAAAAATGAATGAGCTAAAACCATGCGAACATTGTAAAAAACAAATTAAAAAGCCATTGATTCTTTGCGATGAATGCGAGAACGAATGGCTGTTTCAAGACGAACGAGAATCTAAACACCGCGAAGAATAATATGAACAATCAATATAGATCATCAATAGGCAGTTTCATCAGTTGGGCAGAGCGCAGAATTGCAGAAGAATTTGAAAGCAATGAAGCAATTGCCAAGCAAGAAGGCACAGCAGAATGCTTTGCTGTAAAAAAGCGTTTGCCATACAATTTAAATGACCGACAAAAATTGGAGTTGGTGCAGCAGGTGGATCAATTGCGAAGTGCAGGCATGGGCAATATTGCATCATGCAAGAAGGCAGGCATTCACATCACAACTTATTGCAAATATCGCCAAAAGCTTGGCATGGGCAAATATCAAAAAAACAAATCATGAGTAATAAAACACTAAACGAAACACCATTGACCGATTCAGCAGCATTTGATTTGGGGCGTGGATTATACGAAGGCAAGCGGTATGGCAAATACGGGTTGCTGGTTTACGCTGAAGAAGCGCGGAAGATCGAATTGAAGCTGAACGATGCCAATGAGCGCATCCAAGAATTGGAAGCATATATGTCGCTTGCCAAGTCTGGCTTACAGCAATTAATTGAATATTGGGAATCAAAACAATGAGCAACTTATATAACAAAACACCACTCAGAGTGCTTGAAGAAGGTCTAGCAAGCATGACCAAAGCAAACCAAATGCTGATTACACAAAACCAAACGCTGACGGATCAAGTGATTGAATTGGATGCACAGGTGAAGCTTTTAAAGCACAAATTGCTGGTCAATTTAGAAACGCCAGAATGAGATATTA